TGAAGGCACACCAATCAAGGACGTTGATACACCAGTATATTCAGGCAGTAAAGTTAAACTTGGATTTACTCAGAAGCCATACATACTAAGAGATGGCGTAACTTATGGCACATCACTAAAGTTATCTGGAGTACAGATAGTTAGTATCCAGTCAGAGGTAGGTGTTGACACTGGAGACCTTGACGAGCAGGGAGCTGCTGATTTGTTTGGTAGTACATCCGGATTCAAAACATCTGAACCAAATGTAACACCTGACACTACACCTTCGTCAGTAGAAGATGACTTCTAATGACATTCAGATCAGGTCTAGAAGAAAAGGTAGCTGACCTATTAGTAACGTTGGGCGTTGACTATGAGTATGAGGAGACGTCCTACCCTTACACAATCCAACATCAATATACTCCTGACTTTGTGCTACCAAGTAACGGAGTAATCCTAGAGGTCAAAGGGTATTGGGACCCACCATCTAGGCGTAAGATAAGACAAGTAATCAAGGACAACCCAGAGATAGATCTTCGTATGGTATTTCAAGACCCTTACAAACGTATATCTAAAAAGTCCAAGACTACATACGCAAAGTGGTGTGAGCGATACGGAATACTCTGGTGCGCTGCACACTGCATACCAGTTGACTGGTTAAAATGACAGCAGAATTTTTAAGACACGAGCCATGTGAAGTATGTGGCTCCTCTGATGCAAAGGCTGTTTATGATGATGGCAATACATTTTGTTTTAGCTGTCAAACGTTAACACGAGCAGATCACACACATCACATGCCCACCAATGTACAATTCAAAGGATCAGCCCAAAGGCTGCAAAAACGAAGAATCAGTGAAGAAACCTGCCAACACTACAAAGTCTATAGGGATGGAGAACTTTTACGCTTCCCTTATTACAGCAGCGACAAAACACTTCAAGGGTTCAAAACAAAAACAAAATTAAAAGACTTTAAGTATGAAGGTAATACTACTGACACTCTTTTTGGTCAGTCTCTTATTCCTTCTACTGGCAAACGTATCATGGTCTACGAAGGAGAGCTTGATGCACTATCGGGCTGGGAGGCTTACCCCAACTGGGCGCATGTCTCACTTCCTCACGGAGCTGCGTCAGCTAAAAAGGACATACAAAAACAACTTCAGCTTTTTCAAGGTTATGAAGAGATTATCCTTTTCTTCGATAAAGACGAGCCGGGTAACATGGCGACGGAAGCAGTGGCTGCGCTCTTACCGTCTGGGAAAGTTAAGATTGCTCATTTGCCAGACCCGTATAAAGATGCGTCTGACGCACTGCAAAATAATGATGCTGAAGCGATCAGAAAAGCTATCTGGAATGCTTCGCCGTATCAGCCGGATGGAATAGTAGATGGTAAATCACTACTAGAATTAGTAACAAACCCTAGTCCACCTTGCGACTTTGAGTATCCCTTTGCAGGACTGCAACGTATGACTCATGGTTGTAGATACGGAGAACTTACTGTAATCACAGCAGGAACGGGTCAAGGTAAGTCAACGTTGACAAGACAGTTAGCAACTCACTTGTTAAACTTAGGAGAGCGTGTCGGATACATTGCTTTGGAGGAGTCAAACAGAAGAACAGCTCTTGGACTTATGTCTGTAGCTACTGGTAAAGCGTTACACCTTGGAGAACATAGCAAGGAAACATTACAAGAAGCATATGACTACACGCTCAAAGACTGGAATCTCTACCTTTATGACCACTTCGGCAGTGCTGACCCTGATATTATTTACAGTCGTATTGAATATATGGCACTCGCGCTTGAAACGAAAACCATATTTCTGGACCATTTAAGCATATTAATATCTGGATTAGATGGTGACGAGAGAAAGATGATAGACAATACAATGACTAAACTACGTAGTCTTGTTGAAAAGACTGGTATCAAATTATTTTTGGTATCACATGTACGTAGAACACAGACAGACAAGAACCACGAAGAAGGAGCACGTGTAACTTTAGGACAACTAAGAGGTAGTGCAGCAATATCTCAGCTTGCGGACGAAGTTTGGGGACTCGAAAGGAACCAACAAACGGAAGCTGTAGATCAGACTATCCTACGTGTACTAAAAAATCGCTACTCTGGAGAGGTAGGTATTGCATGTCAACTAAAATACAACAAAGACACATGTAAATACGATGAAACTACGGACCCCATTTTCAATCCCAGTACAGACTTCTGAGGTTGAACAACTCAAAAAACCAAACCCACCCACGAAACAAGCAAAGAAAAGAGCTAAGTTTAGGGACAAAACCTATGTCGCAAAACCAAATGCTCATCTTTGATATCGAAACTAACGGACTACTAAATGACGTTTCTGAGGTACATTGCCTTGCCATATACGACGCGCAAAAAGAGGAGACGTTCGTATTTAATAATCAACCTAGTAACACCTACCCGATCACGGAGGGTTTGCATTGGCTCACCGAAGCTGATGTTATTGTTGGTCACAATATTATTGGTTATGATCTACCTGTTCTTCGGAAAATTTATCCTTGGTTTAAGTATGACGGGACTGCTATTGATACTCTTGTGTTATCTAGGAGTTACCATCCAAACTTAATGGAGATAGATAAGAGAAGAAACGTACCAAGAATGCCACTTCAACTCTATGGACGTCATAGCTTAGAAGCATATGGCTACAGACTAGGGGAATACAAGGGGGAGTTTGGAAAGACAAGTGACTGGAGTCAATGGTCACAAGAAATGCAGGACTACTGCGTACAAGATGTAAATGTTACAACTAAACTATGCGAACACTTCCGCCCTTACATGACGCGGATAGGTTAGAACACCGCGTCGCAGAAATACTAACAGAACAAGAAATACATGGATGGACATTTGACGAACAGAAAAGTTTCCAACTTGAGTCACATCTCAGAAGAGAGATGGAAGAACTTACTCAAGTACTTCGGAGACAATTCCCTCTCATTGGAGGAGCGTTGTTCACTCCTAAACGAGATAACTCTACACAAGGCTACATCGCCGGAGCAGAGTTCCAAAGATTAAAAGAATTTAACCCCACTTCACGAGACCACATAGCATGGATTCTGACGACTCATTTCAAAGTCAAATTGAGCAAGATCACCACGACTGGGAAACCAATTATCGACGAGATTACATTGACGGAGATAGATATTCCCTTCTCGAGAGCATGTGCGAAATGTTTGACGATAAAGAAGAAGCTTGGGATGATATCCGAAGGCGTGAACGCATGGAACAGGCTTGTTACGATTAATGGCAGAATCCACCACAACTGCTCGGTTAGTACGAACACATTTAGATGTGCTCATCGTAAACCGAATTTAGCGCAAGTTCCTGCGGATAAAGAATTTAGAGAACTATTTACAGCCAGCCCACGTATGGTAATGGTGGGTGCAGACTTAAGCGGTATCGAACTGCGAATGCTTGCACATTACCTTGGCAGATATGACGGAGGTCGATATGCCGACATATTACTCAATGATGATATACATCAAGTTAACGCTGATAAAATAGGAATCACCAGACGCCAAGTCAAGACCGTGACATACGCATTCTTGTACGGTGCTGGAAACGAAAAATTAGGTATGAGTTATGATAACTCTTTACAACCCAAGGAAGCCCGTAAAAAGGGACAAGAGATTAGAGAGGCTTACGTATCTGCAATCGAAGGACTCAGTGACTTACTGGGAGCGGTTTCAAATAAGGCTACTGCTGGTTACCTCTTGGCATTGGACGGACGAAGGGTGCTGGTCGATAGCCCGCACAAAGCGTTAAACTATCTACTACAATGTAGTGCTGGTATAGTTGCTAAACGTTGGATGGTTATTGCCAACGACTTCAACTTTCATGCTAATCAACTTGCATTCGTGCATGATGAACTACAGTATGAGTGTGAACCGCAAGATGCAGAAAAATTAATGCAACTCTTGGAACAGTCAGCAGTATTGGCTGGCGAATATTACAATTTGCGTTGTCCTATCGCTGCCGAGGCAAAACAAGGCAAAACATGGGCTGACGTGCATTAAATTATGAAAATATTAATAGATTGCGACTATATAGTCTACAAATGCTGTGCAGCAGCAGAAACCGAGATGGATTTTGGAGACGACGTTATAGTTGTCACTTCTAACTTCTCAGACGCAATGAAATGCGTTAAAAGAGACTTGGAAAGAATAAAAACAGAGTTTGGTTCATTTTTTGACGAAGATTTAATATTATTTTTTACAAGCCCTAATAATTTTAGGAAAAAAATTCTGCCCGAATATAAAGGGCATAGACAGAGAAAAAAGCCCTGTGGATTCAAACGTGTCATACAGGAACTTAAAAAACAATACAGAGTTATCCTCAAAGATACACTCGAAGCTGACGATGCGCTAGGGATTTACGCAACAAAGTACCCGGGTAATGTTATTGTATCGCCTGACAAAGACATGAGACAGATTCCCGGTAAGTTATATGACTTCAATGAAACTGTTACTATTTCTGAAGAACAAGGAGCTAAGTGGCACCTGATTCAAACCATGGCAGGTGATAACACCGACGGTTACGCAGGTGTTCCCGGTATTGGTATCAAAAAGGCAGAGAAAATTTTTGAAGAGAAAGGATACACATGGAAAGCAGTCGTTGAAACATTTGTAGAAAAAGAACTGACTGAAGAAGATGCCCTTGTAAATGCAAGGCTCGCAAGAATACTACAAACAAGTGATTACGATCACAAAACAAAAGAACCTATACTTTGGACACCACCAAGTGACTACACAATTACCAAACAAGATAGCTAGAACTGGTCGAGTTCAGCAATGGATTGATAATCCAAAAAACCGTCTACCCGTAAGCTGCACAATCTTCAACGTGCAGGATAGCATGGAAGGCTCAGATGGAATCGAAGCAAGCTGGCGATTTGTATCGCATGCTCTTAGGTATGGAGCAGGAGTTGCGGTCCACTTGTCGGACCTTAGACCAAAAGGAACTACAACAAATAAAGGACCTGATAGTCTCGTTGCATCAGGACCAGTCTCATTCGCAAAAATCTACTCAACATTAAATGAAATACTTAGGCGCGGAGGTACGTACAGGAATGGTGCTTGTGTCCTCCATCTTGATATTAATCACCCCGATATTCTTGAGTTCGTGCAAGTCTCAAGAGCCGAGCTCCCATGGGTCAAGCGATGTATTGACCTCACCCCAGAACTCTGGTTTGATTCAGAAACTAAAACAAAGGAAGCAATACTTAGAGGAATTGCAACAGGAGATGTCTGGCTAAACAAAATTAAACATGATAAAAATGGAAAACGCATCCGAAGCAACGTCTGTCTTGAGGTTTATTTGCCCTCACGTGGAACGTGCCTCCTCCAACATATCAATTTGTCAGCCTGTCGTATCGGCGACTTACGACCAGTTTTCCGTGAGGGCATGTCGCAGTTGTGCGATCTCCATGGCAAGACAGGTGTTGGCGCAACTGGAGAGTATCTAGCACCAGAGGTCGACAGACAAGTAGGATTAGGAATGCTTGGCTTAGCTAACTTTCTAGCCAACAACAATATTACCTATGCCGAGTTTGGTAAGGCTCTCACAGCGACGAATAACGCTGAGCCTTACGAAGGTTACGCGGGATTAGCTGCACGTGAGCTCTTCCTCGGCATACAAGAGGCAGCTAACATAGCACGTGAGAACAACATGGAACGAGCATTCGCGATAGCTCCTACCGCCAGTTGTTCTTACAGGAGTAGAGATCTAAAAGGCTTTACTGCTACACCAGAAATAGCACCACCGATTAGTCGAGTTGTCGACAGGGATTCAGGTGAGTTTGGTGTTGAACAGGTAAAATATGGCGACGTCGAAATCGCATCCGAGGTAGGATGGGAGACATACAAATCAGTAGCAGATCAGATAATGATTATGCTCAATAGAACAGGATTGCTTCATGGCTATAGCTTCAACTCTTGGAGTGACATGGTGACTTACGATGAGGCATTTATAGAAGAGTGGCTTAACTCACCACAGACTTCTTTATATTATGCCCTGCAAGTAATGGGAGACACACAGGATAAGACAGATGCTTACGCAGCACTGGAAGATGCTGAGGTTGACGCTTACTTAGCAGACATTATGAGTAATAAACCAGACGAAATAGCTTGTGATTGTCAACAATGAATCCCTATATAAAACTACTGTCCCGGAAAAGATCTTGG